TTCTCAAGGCGGTCTTGAACTGGTGAATCAATCCCTTACAGGGGACCTGACCAACGGAAACCAGCACGGTATTCTTTTGCGTCAGAACCAGGGATTAAAGTGCGTCCAAGTAACAAACTCCGCCGCCGGTAACACAGGGTGGGAAATCACCATCACCGTAGAATAAGTAATGTCCCTGCTCCTCCTCCTTCCGCATAACGAAGTAGCGAACTATGTGCTTACAGCACAGGGAGGAGTGTATAATCTAACTGGGGCTTCAGCAACAATATCGCGAACTTTTAATAGCCCGATTGTACAAACAGTTTATAATGTTGATGATTCTGGGTCTACATCAACCACCATAGCAGCGACACTAACTGGTGTAACGGCTGGTAATTGTATTATCGCTTATTGCGGTTGGGATTCTCCCTCTAGTGAAACGGCTAGTGTAGGGTTCTCTCCTGGAAGTGGCGGTCTTTTATATTCTGAGGTAAGAAACGCTACTGCTGGTCACTCAGGAGTTATCGCTCACAAGGAAGGTTGTGCTTCCGGCGATCATACAGTAACATTTACTTTTTCCGGGGCCGTTGCCTATCGACGAATTCGTATTGCTGAAGTCTCTGGTATCGCTACATCTAGTGCTTTTGATACTTATCTTGGTCAGGCTCAAAATGGTGTCGGAAGTGGAACTAATTCTATATCATCTGGAACAGCTGCTTCCACATCAAACGCTAATGATTATGTCTTTGGTCTTGGAGAAGATTGTGGAAATGTCGATCCTGGCTCCGGCACAATGTCAGCGGGAACTGATTATACACTAGAAGGCACAAATAAAATTGTTTATCTGGAATGGAAACCTGTTTTTGCTACTGGAACACAGACCGCAACATTTACAGATACTAAAAATTCAGATAGAATTACATTTGTAGTAGCTCTTAAGAGAGCGGCTGCTGCTGGCTATACTCTCACCGCACAAGGAGGTTCTTATTCACTGGCGGGTGGAAATGCAGTGCTGTTACGCAGTAAGAATCTTGTCGCCTCCGGGGGATCGTATGCACTGACTGGTACGTCTGCTGTTCTCAAAAGATCAAAGTATATTCTTGCGAATGGTGGCTCCTATGCTCTAACGGGTGCTTCCGCGATCCTTCAGAAGAATCTTAACTGGAATCTTACGGCACAAGGTGGGGCGTATTCTCTTACCGGAGCAAGTGCAGGACTCTTACGCTCAAAGAGGATTGTTGCAAGCGGTGGTGCGTATGCTTTGACAGGAGCAGCGGCAACGCTTCTTCGCTCAAAGTATATTCAAGCGTCCGGGGGTTCCTATACCTTAAATGGAGCAAACGCAATCTTACTGAGGAGTAAGGTTATTGTTGCTTCCGGTGGAACCTATACTTACACAGGCCAGAATGCGGTTATTACGAAATCAACGGTTACTGGTTATACGTTGACCGCTTTGGGAGGATCATACTCGCTCGCAGGTGCGTCTGCCATTTTACTCCGTAATCGGAATCTGTCGGCTTCTGGGGGAGCGTACGGTCTGACCGGAGCTTCTGTGAATCTGGTTAAGGGAAGAGTTCTCTCCGCGCAAGGAGGTTCTTATACTCTGACGGGCGCCCAGGGTATAATCAGCCGCAATAGAAAATTAACAACCACTGGTGGTGCATATACTCTGACTGGTGGATCCGCTACTATCAAGCGTGGTCGGATATTGACCAGTACGGGCGGAGTGTATACTTTAGTTGGTGCCTCCGCGAATCTCGTCAAGGGCCTTGTTCTCTCCGCGCTCGGAGGTGCTTATAGTTATCAAGGATCGTCTGCGAATATTCGAAGGGATAGAAATCTTTCTGCAACGGGGGGAGTATATAGTTTAACTGGTGGTTCTGCTTTAATCAGCAGAGGGCGTTCTCTTACAGCTTCTGGCGGGGAGTATTCGCTTACCGGGGCTTCCGCAATAGTTTCGCGTAATAGAAATCTTTCCGCGACTGGTGGAGTATATACTTACACCGGCGCGCAAATCAATTTTACTTACGTTCCGATTTCAGCAAATTACACTCTTACCGCACTTGGAGGTTCATACTCACTCACAGGAAGTTCTGTTACTATCCTTCGTTCGAAGCAAATGATCGTACAGGGAGGAACGTACTCACTGACAGGACAGACTGCTATTCTTTCCAGGAATCGCTCTCTCTCTGCGCAAGGTGGTTCTTATGCGCAAGTTGGTGCGAACGCCCTACTGCTCCGGAGTAAATTGATTACAGCTTTCGGAGGGGATTATACACTTACCGGAGGTGCTGCTTCTCTTAACAGAAATCGTGTCCTTCAAGCATCGGGGGGAGCTTACACCTATACCGGTAGTTCGATCAATATTAGCTTTGTTGGTGGGGCTGTTTGGCCGAGTCCAAGCCAGGTTCTTAAGGGTGTTGTGTATGGTCCGACTGGCTCAGACTATGTAGGAACCCTCGATTACTTCGGACTGAAATTTGACATCACTACAAAGGGATTTGTCAAGCCGTTGACAGATAAATTTGTAATGCTGTTAAAACGGGATGTTATCTAGGAGATTGCTATGTCCCAATCTTATTACAAAGCAGGAGATAACAATGCGATTTGCGATACCTGTGGACGCATTGTCAAAGCATCCTCGCTGCAAAAAACCTGGGATGGGTTTTATGTGTGCCCCCGGCACTGGGAACCACGACATCCTCAAGACTTTGTACGGGCAATTCGTGAAGATCCAACAGTTAGGATTAATCGCCCGGATACGGAACCAACTTTTGTCGCGGAGGCTGATGCGCTTCCGCTGCCCCCAAATCCTTTAGGAGTTTGATATGGCCTTGTCTGGTGTTACAACCTTTACTATGACGCGGAATGATTGTATTAAAGCGTCATTGCGGGTTCTTCGGGAGTTGGGGGCTGGTGGAGTTCCTACGATTGAGGACTATGAGAACTGCAATCAGGCTCTTAATATAGTGCTGAAGTCTTGGCAGATGCGCGGAATTCCGTTGTGGAAGCTGGTTGAGATTAGCTTTCCTTTGTTTCCCGCTACGGCATTATATCCCCTAGGATTGGCGGGCGGGTCGATTGTTGACGCAGGAATTACGATTGTTAATCCTGGTAGTGGTGGTACAGACGGAACATGGGTGGAGCCTGTTTTAGATACTGGTTCCGGTGTTGATGGAGAAGTTGAATACAGAATCGACGGCGGAATCATTACTTTTGTTACGGTCACTGTGGCGGGATCTAATTATAGTTCTCCGTGGGTGCAGTTTACTAATGCCGCTGGGGGAGATGAAGTAACTATTGTTCCATTAGGGCGTGGGGGAGCTCGTCCTCTTAAATTTCGCGATGCCTGGATTCGAGATGATGCAACGGGACAAGATACCCCCCAACTACAGGTTGCTCGGCAGGATTATAATCAGTTTGGGTACAAAGCTCAAACAGGTGTCCCGAATCAATACTGGTATGATCCCCAATTAGGCACGGGAATTGTAACTGTGTATCCGGTGCCTACTGCGCTCGGCCGAACTTTCTACGGGATAGTACAGATGCCGATCCAAGATATGGTTACAGCAACTGATAATTTCGATCTCCCGCAAGAATGGCTTCAGGCGATCAAGTGGGGGCTCGCGGATGAACTTTCCTTAGAATATGGATGCCCGGCAGATGTTCGTGGAGAGGTTGCTGCAAAAGCTGCGAAATTTGTGGATGACTGTTTTGGTTATTCTTTGGAGGAGTCGAGCGTGTATTTCACTGTTGATCCGACGGGGCGTTGAGCATGAGACTTCCTTTGGCAGTTGGCTACGGGCCGCGAGATTCAGGTGGGCAGAAGGACGAAGTCAGTCTTAACGCGTTTGCGGAGAGTGGGGCTTCTGGACAGACGTTTGCGGTTAAAAGACCCGGAACAGGAATCGTACAATTCTATCCTCCAGATCCTGAAAGCTACACAAATATCACAGTTCCTACAGCTACAGCTCAGGGTATTTATCAGCTTGGGGAGGATATTTATTTCGTTTCTGACGGAGTTCTGTATTACTGCTATGCCAGCAATCATGGGTATGGATCAGCGGGACAGGCAGCGAAATGTGTTTTAAGTGGTGGACCTTCCACGGGTCACTATTTCTTTGTCCAGATTCCAGATAGTAATCACGCTAAGAGTTTCTTTTTAAAAGCCACAACGAAAGCCTTTCGTATATATGATATGTCGCTTACGGAAGTAACTGATGTTGATTATCCCGAAACGACTGTTCCTGGGGCGGCTTATCTGGATGGAACGTACTACGTGATGACTCCGAATGGCCAGATCTATGGATCGGAACTAGAGGACCCACTAACCTGGTCTGGTCTCAATGTGATCAAAGCGGGATCGATGCCTGACTCTGGAGTAGCTATACGTCGCATGATTAACTACATAGTAGCGTTTGGAACCTATACGACAGAGTTCTTCTATGACGCAGGAAATCCGGTAGGGTCTCCCCTCCTTCCGGTCACGAACGCAATTGCACTAGTCGGTTGTTGTCAAGCGGATTCGATCGCAGATACGGAGAACACTCTGTACTTCATGGGTGTGACTAGGCAGCAAGGACGTTCCATCTATCGCTTTAATGGGACTGTTCCGGAGAAGATTTCTACTCCCTTCGTGGATCGAGTGATTTCTGCAGATGGGTTGAGTGAGGTCTGGGCTTACTTCGTTAAGATCAATGGACATCCGATGTATGTGCTGACGCTGAAGGATTCTGCAATAACTCTGGTATTTGACACAGCAATGAATACCTGGCATAAGTGGAATAGTTTAGTGCCGGATATGTGGAGTATGGAGGGAGAAGGATAATGGCTGCAAATATAAGATACCAAGAGCAGTACGCATTCGTGAAATTTATAGCACATGGATTGTCAGATGGGGTTGTGATTGACGTTCGGCGAGCTACAAACTCAGTTTACAATGGGAGGTTTTTCTCCCTGTATATTGAC